CTCGCCTTTCTTCACCTTACCGCCTTTCTTCATTTTGCCAACGCCGTCTGCAGCAAACGCTGGGACTTTCTTTCCGCCTTTGGTGACCATTTCCAGTTTTTTCATCATGCGCTCCTAAACTGATTATGCCATCGGCCCACGGGCCATAGTGCCCTTGGTAGCCGCGCCATTACCACGGGTCTTCACTCCGCTGGTTTTGACATCCGTGGACTTGTTTACGGTATCTACTTTGTACACCGTGGGGGTCGCCGGCATCACAACCACTTTCGGTCCTTTTGCAGTCTTCATGTTCGTGCCTCTCAAGATATGACGATCTTTACGTAACCTATTGTACCCCCTGCGTGAACTGAGCCACTAGGCTGCAGCCGCGCACGTTCTTGGGGGAACTCGTTGAAATCAGGTCTTGGGTCGCGCAACGCTTGTGGGTCATCTACCGGAAATTCCCCCAGATGCAGTTGCGGTTGGTCTGGGTCCCAGCACTCGGGGCAGGCTTTGACGTGCGTGTCCCTGTTCTTTACAATCAAATTACGAAGGTCTCGCAGCTTGTAAGGGAACCCACACACATCGCACAGAGCAAGCGCTTTTTGACCAGAAGCAAACCGATTGCTCATGGTTACCTCGTATAAAACATACGTGGCACGAATTTAACAGGGGCTTTTTCTCTATCTTCGCCCGCAGCAAGTTCAAACTGGCGCTCGTATTCTGCCTGCAGCATTGGGATGCGCGGCATCAAATCAGGGTCTTTCTGGGCAATGTAGTACCCCAAGCCCGCAACCAGACACGGCAGAAAACGGAAGTTGATGTCAGGGGTCTGTATCCCGCTACCAGCATCCTGAATGCGGCGCATACGCCAGTACTTCATCACGTAGTATGGCTGCGCCTGCGTGCCTTGATCCGGCACCGGCCACACAGTTACCGTTGGGTGTTCTTGCCCCCGGTCAATGTAAAGCTGTATCGGTCTTCCTTGAGTAAGTTTATTAGGGATAGAAGAGTATGTAGAGACGCTGATACGGCTAATATTAAGATCAGACTGAGTACTAACATTTCCCGCCCCTGTACGAATGACGTGCTCCAGCAAATCAATCGTGTCATCTGGAAGAGTGTAGCTGGCTACACCTTGCTCCAAGTTAAGCGTCCCTTCTTCGATAGTCCACATGTTGATACCGCGATTCTGCCACTCAATAGTGAGCAGATTCATCGAGCGACGCGCAGTACGAAGGTCGTATCCCGAACGCATCTCACGCCCAGCACGTTCCCACGCTTCTTCAGCGATCTCGGTAAAATCCAAGTTGAACGCAGTAGTGCCGGACGTCGCCATTACCTACCCCTCTTCAACGGCTGCACGCGCTTTGGCGCACCCGCTGGCTGACCTAAACTCTTTTTCTGGGCAATCCTAGACCGCTTCTCAGCTGCGGTCATCTCAGAGGACGTTTTTGGCGTTTTCTCAGATACCCGCTTGGTCGGTCTGCAATACGGCGTGCCGCGTTTTTCCCCTTCCTGCCTGCCGCAAGCCTTGCCGGTACGCACGTCTTTCCAGTCCTCTTTGAACCAGCGACGCAACGAAGCACCTTTTTCAGTCTTGCGTACGGCCATCACCCACCTCGTTTACGGCACTTGGCTATAGCACCCGATGCGTAGGCGGAGGGGAACACGCGGTATTGGGCCTTCACTTTGCGGTAGCAAGCGTCTTTTACTGTGCCGCCACTCTTAAAGCCGTTACCCGGCAGTTTGCCGGGGTCTACTGCGCCCATCCCGCGACAAGGCATCATGATTACACCATACGACCTTTGGTGTGCCCCTTCATGCAGCAACCATCCGCACGCGTTACGCCACCTTTGGCGTAACCCTTGGTCATGCCGCCGCCCATCATGCGCTTGGTGCCACAAGAGCCGCCCTTTGCCATCTTCATGGGGCCAGAGCCTTCCATGTCCATGCGCTTACGGGGAGACATCATCTTCATATCCATCATTTTTTCGCCCTCTTGGATTTGCGCTGATCGGCGCGATTGAACTCTTTTGCAACATCCACCGGAATACCAGCTTTCGCTGCAAACTTGGGGTTGTGCGCGGCTGCGGCCATAAACTTACGTTGACGCTTTGATATAGACGGCATTACCACTTCGCCTTGTCCGCCCAGAAGGCGGCACTCATTTTGCCCTTGGCTATGTTTTTAGCGTGTCTCGCTTTAAACGAAGCGCGTTTTTTCTTCATGGCCTCAGACTCCCCCGCTTTGGGTTTGCCTGCTGTCTTTGCGCCCTGTTCGCCAAAACGAATAACTTTTTCTTTCCCACCTTCACACGCTTTTACGACGTGCGATTTTTTTGGGTGGGTAGGAGTCCGTTTCGGTTTGTTACAGGGCATAGCGCCCTTATCTACACGATTAGCCACAGAACACCGTCACATTAGTCACTTCGACTAGCGTCATAACAGCAAAGTCAGTGCGATTACTACGAGTGGTCAGAATACCCTCACCCGGAATAGTCACACTGTCTGAGAACGCTGTCGCCCCGCCGGGGGTTTCGAGTTTAAGTAGCGTAGCCCCGGTAGAACTGTTGAGGTTGAAACTCACAGACCCCGGATTGGTTGCACTTACGAAATACAAGCTCTTGATGCGCGTGCGAGGGAACGCCAGAGACCCAGTAGAACCAATCTTGACGTTGCCTGCAGATGCTCCGCTAGCTGTAATACTGCTCACCACTGTATAAAAGTTTGCAGAAGAGGCAACACCAGCATTCGCTCCAGTCACAACTTCAGTTGTGTTGGCCCCAGTCAGATCGCCTACTTTAATACCTACGATGGTAAACGTAATACCAGTGTCGTTCCCAGCCGAAGTAATACCAATCTTGTACCCGGTTCCGTACGGCGAGACACTCGTAGTAAGCAGAGTCAACGCGCCAGCCCCTGCAATAGAAGCATTGGCGCGAAGCACGTCATCATCTGGAGCTGGGTTTATCGCCCAAATATCATATTGCATGACTTACTCCTTAATAAGACCCTGCAGAATCATTGCTTTTCGTGCGGCGGAACCGACCGGCGGAAGCTCCGCCGGCGCAGTTGCCTGTTCTTTCACGGCCTTCTTGGCCGGTTTTTTAGCCTTTTCAGCGTCGCTCATGGCTCACCTCTTAGCGGGTCTGGGCCGCCATAATGTAGTCCAGAGTAGTCGCACGAGTGCCGGTAGCAGAGCCAGACAGGCTCATGGCACCAATTGCCAGATTCTCATCGTCCGGGATATTGGTGGTGTGCTGAGCAACCACTTTGCCGTTGACGTAGAAAGTCACACTGCCAGTACCATCGACACGGAAAGACAGAACCACGTAGGTGTTATCGGCCAGATCAACGCCAGAATCAGTGGAAGTCTCAGTACCGTCCTTCTCTGTTTTGCACAGGATGGAGGCATTACCGTCGTTCACTTGGAACACGATGCGGTCAGCTGCAGTCAGCATGGCTTCCGGGTTGGTAGCGAAGTTCACAGTCAGGCCCACACAGATGTCGGTCTGGTCAGCGTCGTTGCACTTGATGCGGGTGGAGAAGAAAACGCTGCTGTTTGCGTCAACAGAGAACACTTCATTGCCTTGGATTGAGGCGCCGTCATCGTCAGTTGTTGCGGCAGATGTCAGAGCAACCTCGCCACCAACAGTGTCAGCCACGATAGCAACAGAAGCACCGGAGTCTTTTACGACAGTCCAGTCATTGGTGCTGTCGATAGCTACGCTGGTAAAGTCGTCAGCCACAGTAAAAACGGCGAGGTTGATGCCGATGGGCATCTCGCCCATACCGGCAAAGTAGGGGTTTGTGTTTGCGCCAGAATAGAGTAACGGGCCTGAATAATGAGTGCCAGCCATTTTAAAATCCTCACATGCGAGTAGTGCGCTTCAGTCTGCATGTCGTCCGCCCGGTCGGTCTGCAGCGCGTAATGTGTCCGGGGATGCCTCTTTGTAGCAGGTGCGCAGTATGGTGTCAACGCAAAAACAAAAAGGGCCCCGAAGGGCCCTTTCGTAACGACGTAAGTCGTTGATTTGCTTAGGCAGCGCCGGGAGAGCCGAAGATACCAAGCGGGTCAGAAACACCAAAGCTGTAACGCTCGCGTGCCTTGTAACGGGCGTTGCCAGTGTCAAAATCGGCGTCCATGGATGTCTGCATCGGGGTGCGGACGAAGTGCTTCAGGCCGTTCGGAACGTCAGTCATCAGGAACCATGCGTTGTTGTCCGTCAGGTAGTTGTTGACGGTGTAACCGCCGGGGATAC